AACCCAGACCCCTTATCCATATCATATTGAACTAGGTGATTTGTTGCTACATTCGTACCGGTGATTGCAAATGACGTACACCCAGTCCAACCAAGCATAAAGTATGATTGTGTCCATGTAACCTGATCACCAACCGTTTGCATCGTTAGGTAACCCGTACTGGTGAACTTTGGAGTGCCACTATCAACTGTGTATGCACTTGCTGTAGTAAGCGACTTTTCAGTAAACACCAGACCAACCCTAGTAGTAGTGTCGCCAGTAAAAGAATCCCAAAAGTGCATTCCATCGACGTGAGTGTATGATGTTGGAACAGTGCCACTATTTTGGCGATTTCCACGAACGGTGCTGTTATACCAATTCGGCCCTTGAGTTAATGTCGCATCAGTGTTATAACAATTTTGCAACCGAACGGATTGGGTTGTATTGGTAGAACTGGTCAAACCAATACGCAAATTCGTCAACCAATTCCTTTGGAACTTTATGTTTTTGTTAAGTCCACCATCAGCATACAAATATCCGCTACGGAAACTAGATACCGTACCACACTCATAAGGCGCAGCAGAACTACCCACCCCTGTGACCAACATATCAAAGCAGGTGTTCATATAAACCAACCCACTAAACGCATGGACGTTGGCAACGCCAACCCAATTCGCAATGTTGGTGACAACACCATTCTTACAACCAGACATTAACTCAATTGCTTGTGTTGGTACCGTAGAACCGGTAATTGCCTTTGGGTTATCAGCATAATAAACATTCGAGACCGTCCAGTTTGTACACGCAGACATGATCAATCGCTTACCAACTAATTCTACGTTCGACACAGTAAGACTATCACATGTATTAAAAAACACAGGACCAGCAAGTGCAGTTGCATCAGATGCAAATTGTCCGCGAATTCCATTCAGTGTCCATCCACCATATAAGTTCACAAAATAGATTGCATACCCTGCGGTAGAAATCTGCTGTGCTCTAAGGCCACTAATATTTGTCGCAGTCCCACCATTCAAACATTGTTGAATAACAATTGCATTAGATGCGTATGGGGTAGACTGATTACTACAACCAACATGCAGGTTGTTGATAATTGCCGGGGTAGAAGTTTCCGAAACTACGACCTGTTCGCAACTATGCACATTCTGAATATTGACCGAATATGGCTGTTGAATATTCCAATACCACGTTCCAGTAACTTTGTCCAGATTCACTACACCGGAACTAGAAGTTGCGGTTTCGTATCGAGTACCAATAGTTCCGCTTGGGACTACATTCGTTGCATACCCTACAGTAGAATTTGTACTACTACAAATGATATTAGGAATTCTGATTTCGCACCCAGCAGGGGGTAAATCTCCAGCAGGAGCAGCATCACGACCAGTACCAATCGTCATCAGGTTATTATCGCTAATACCTACATACCGACTTCGGTTATCTGTACTAAGACCAGAACCCAAGAATAAGTTTCCAGCATTTGCCCAAAATTTATAAACTCCAGACCCCGGAGCAGTTTCAATCTCAACACCACCAACAACAGTAACACCTGACCCAAATGAAGGCAATTGTACCGTTTGCCCCCGGACTCCGGTAGTTGTCCCAAGAGAAAACCAAGCACCGGTAACATTTAATGAATTAAGTCGGTTTACCGTGACAATCATTGTCTCTACACCAACCACTTCAATCCAACCAGTTTCTTCTGGGGCAGAAGCAGTTGCACCAATGCCAGTCAACAATCCTGCACTAAAACTGCCACCAGTAACATTCCTGACCTTCATCCAACCTGACGCTGGCATAGCAACACCAGCAGAAGTGACAGTACCACCAACACGAGTGGACATAACACATAACAATTCGGCACTAACCCCATTGCGAGAAATTGACGTACCGGATGCAGGAACTGTACCAAATCCACTGTCAAATGGAATTAGCTTGCAATTCAGCCCAGTTATATTCAACACCCCACCAAGAGTCGCAGATAAGTTTATATTACCAAATGGTCCGGTCGCTGGTGTTGTATTTGGTCCATACCGAGTATCCGAATCAATTGTAAGATTACCACCATTAACGTTATATGTATCTAGACCACCCTTGCCTGTGAAGTTGGTAACGTTTGTCGTGGTTGTTACTGCGAATGTTGTCATGGTATTTCCAAAGTTCTGTAGACTATTTAATCCTTATACCAACGTAGGCCATTTTGCAGCAGGACACTTTGCATGTGATAGTAAGGTTTTACCACCCAAAGGACACTTACAAAGACCACACGCCTCGATTGCTAGATAAACAATTTTGTGCTCACACTTTGCACAAATATCTAAACGAACTTGTCGCTGTTCTTTTGTTGTAGCTACAGAAACTGACATAATGGATTCTCCAATGAAAAAGGGTGGCTAAATGCCACCCTTTATTTACTTAACGCTACGGGTTAGCCGTTGTTGTGACCCAATGCTAGTCCCATACGACCGCGCAGTGCGGTGCGGAAGGTAGAACCAACGATAACGCAGTTTACGCCACGGATAGCGGCTTTAACGGCTTCTACGTCAGCGGAGGCAGCGTCTGCACTAGCTTGAGCAGCGGCGGCAGTAGCACCTGCTGCGGCGGCGGCAGTAGCAGCGCCAGAGGCAGTGGCTTGAGCAGCAGCAGCGGCAATAGCAGCGGCTTGAGCAGCGGCTTGAGCAGCCTGAGCAACAGCAACAGCAGAAGCGATACCAGCGGCTTGAACGGAAAGAGTCTCTACCGCAGCTTGCAGGGCAGTAATCTTAACGGTCTGGTCTGCGTCATTGGCTTCTAGGTTAGCTACGCTAGTAGACAAGGATGCAATGGACGCTGCAATGGCGACACAATCACACGAACCACCAGATTGTTGGTCAATCGCAGCTTGAATGCTTACCAAGCTAGTTGACAAGTTATCAACTTGGGTTTGCAAGGTCGATACGTTGGCATTCAGGGCAGCATCTGCGTCTTGACGGTCTTGAGTTTCAGTCGCCAATTGAGCTTGGAGAGCAGCTACAGCAGCTTGTAGGGTCGCTACAGCAGTGGAGCCTTCCAAAGAATCAACGCGAGTGGACAGACCAGCAAGCGCAGACAGGATGTTCTGTACAGCATTGGCATCACCAGTGCTATTAGAAGCCAACAATTGATTCAATGTTGCAATTTGAGCTTGCAGAGCAGCAACGTCAACGCCTTCGATGGCTAGGACGGCAGCAATTTTTTCATTAACTGCTTGACCAATTTCGTCACCGAAAGTGGTTGCGATACACTGAAATAGAGTTTCGACTTCTTGATGGATATGTGCGGACATAATGGATTCCTTATTTTAAAAATGAAATAAATTTATTTCCTTGTTTAGAGTGTCAAGGTCACTTGGTATTTATGCTATTGCAATTTGTCATGCCAAATTGAGGCATCACATATTACGTTAGGGTTTAGATTTTTGTAGGAGCCTAGGTGACCAAACATCAAATGACAATTTACGAATTTCTTACCTTCGCAAAGTGTAATTAAGTTCGATGCATCTAGTTCTTTAGTTTCGTCAATATGAAATGGTATGATGTGATGGACTTCAATTTTTTCAGTCCCTCCACATACAGCACAGGTTGGGTTTCTTTCTAAATGACGTTTTCTAACGGTAGGCCACTTAGAAGACCGCTTCGTGCCGCTTGGGACTTTTCCTGTTGTTTTGTCAACTAGGTGTTTGATCAACTCCATTGGTACAAGTACCCCCTAAAATTCCCTGCAATTGCGTAATTCTATCCATGTGTGATGCGATTTCCTGAGTCACGATGCAATGTAGTACATCACCAATCTGTGCGCCAATGTCGGAAAACATACAGCTAAACATTTCTTGAACTTCTTCTTTAGTCAATGGGTCACTCATAATAAACTTTCAAAATTATATAGAATATGTATAGGTTAATCTAGCATCCCATGTATTTACAAAGTCCGCAGTTGAACCAGCCCAAAGGATTGAAATATCACCGCTAGGAGTTTCTGTGATTTTCTTGATGCGCCACTCTGCTGCGCTAGTTGCGGTACCGGGAATTGACTCCCCAATATACATCGTACTAGGGTCAATCTGGTCAACCAATTTGTTGTATTGTTTTTGCATATCGTTTTCCAAAATCGGGATAATAAGTGCAGCTAGGTCTTGCATTGTTCTAGGGACCCATTGATTAGACAACGCATCCCACATGAAAATGTCATTCGAGGTTGGCTGTAACGTCTTTGTATCAACGTCCATCAAGTCATTCAAAGAACCTTGGCTAATAATTTCCCTAGGGTCTTGGTACGCTGGTCCGCTACCACCGAGAAACGATTGAGTCGGTTGCCGTTGAATGTTATTGATAGCACTCATCATCTCATTGATAATGCTATCGTTAAACAGGACAATATTATCCCACGTCTTTTTATCCTCCCGCTTCAACATCAACGTACCCTTGCGATGAGGATGTTGCTTGAATTCCCAACCCAACCCATCTTTGGGAACTGTAATGGAATCTTGAATGGTCTTTGTAACGGCGGACTTGATCGAATCAATATCGGTAGACTTGATCACATCAGCATCATTAGCCTTTGTAGAAAGGGCTTTAGACAGCGTTTCGATGCTGTTGCTATGATCTCTATCAACCGAACTAATATTGTCGTTTAAAGCCCGCATATGGGCTTCTGTTAGGTATTCTGAGTGACTGTGATTAGTTTCCGCAAAGTCGTGAGTATGACTTGACAATTTCTCAGTCAATTCTTTGATGGACTTCTTAGACTTTTCGGAAAAATCTTTATGATTCGCCTTAGTCATATCCAATTGTGATTTTAGGTCGGTAACGACCTTATCAACATTGGACATTCCTAAAGCATGCTCATCACGAATTTTCTTTGCTTCTTCAGCAAGGCTATCGACACCAACTTTGTTTAGACGAATCGTATTTTCAATAGATTCTTGGTTAGCGTCGGAATGCTTTTTATCAACTTCTGCGAGTTTTCCATGAATCGCATCAATTTCACTAACGACAGCATCCCCCAAAGTACGAATCTTTTTATTTGTCTGTGCATTGGTTGTTGCAATAGCCGCATTGGTTGTACCTACATGAGTTTTAAACGCAGCCTTTGGTGCATATAACTCGTCATGGTGGTGTTCATCGAACGCAGCCTTTGGTGCATACCGATCATCATGGTTATGAGTCTCGATGGCTTCGTCAAGCTGCGACGTTTGAAGTTCCGAATACAGTTCTGTATAAGCCTTTGCATAAAACTTAGACGACATTGAAGATTTTTCATCAATCTCTTTAGAAACCCCCTCTAATAGCGCACCAATATCAGGCATAGCTTTTAGCTTATGATCGACTACAGATTCGACAATAGAAACAACGTCGGTAGGGTGCTGTTTAGATGATTCGATTTCTTTCAATGCGGCTTGTAGCTTTTCCTCGACCAACGCCAAGGCAGCAACTAGGATATGATTGTTGGTCAATTGTGTCATTACTTAGCCCCAATACTACGCAAAATTCCCAATGCTACCTTGTCCAATTCGTTACGTTCGTCCGAAGCCTCCATCAACACTGGGGCAGCAACAACGTCAATAGATTCTGCCTGCGGTTGGTCTGGTGCTGGGTCCGGTGCAATTCCGGCCTGAATACGCATATTTTGTTCTTGAATTTCTTGCATCAACATCGTCTGACGGTCTTGCTCAATTTCGATAATCATTTTGTCGCGCTCTTCGTCGGTTAGATGTAGAATGTTTTGAAACACATATTCCCTAGAAACATACTTACCTACAAATGGGTCAATTTGCTGCAAGATTGCAATTCGCTGATTGATAACGCCATACTCAACAGATTCACTGAAATAGTTATCTTCCTGAAATTCATAGCGAATAGAATCTGAGATATTGTCAAAAGTTGCCTCGTCCAGAATTCCTTTAAGGACGAGATTTCGCTTTAATGTTTCTATGAACAACCCAGAGAAACGCTTACGCAACAAGTTGATGAATCGGGAGAAGCGAACCTCATCTCTAGTGATTTCTGTACCACTAGAGAACATAGAATTTTCTTCAGTCATGCGCTGGTTAGGGACGCGCAAAGACTCATACAATTTCTTCTTGAAGTAGTCGCTCTCGCCAGTCTCTCCAACGGATTCACCACCGGGTAATGTGTCAATACCAATACCCTGACCACCATCACCAACAGGCAACCAAAAGTCTTCGGTCATTGCCAAGTAACGCTTATCAGCTTTGATCTCACCAGTGTTTACATCATAGGTAACTTTGTTGCGATATTTGTTGGCAATCTCTTGGACGTATTGTTCTGCTTTGGCTTTTGGTAAGTTCCCGGTGAATACTTTAAACACGCGACGTTCTGGGGCGCGAGCGAGTCGATAAATCAACATCGCATCTTCCATCATCCGTAGGTTATTTGCAGGACGAATAGCGTTATGTAGGTATGACATAACAACGTTTGTAGATGGGTCATGCAATCCACTATTGACGTGAACGATACTTTCCTTAGTCATAATGATAGAACCACTAACATTACGAATATCAGAAATTCCTAGGTCGGAGAATAGATAGTATTCCTTGATACCCTGAATCATCTCTACCTGAGTAGCCGGGTCTAGTTGCTTGATTAGTTCTCGAACCCGCTTAATCTTCCTAGGGTCGATATATCGCATCTCAGCAATACCGGCATTTGGATTTTCGCTATCAATCAACACATTGAAGTTTAATCGTCCATCAATGTACCAGCGCTTGAATAATTCATATCCATTTTTGCTGAAAGAAAGTAGACGCAAAACTTCGTCATGCTCTTCCACAATAACTTCTTTAATTTTTTGAGGAAGTTCGATTTCATCTAGGTCAATCGTGACAATTTTCTTTTGCTTATCTACGATAATTGCTTCGGATGTAATCTCAACGATGGCTCGATCAACTTCAGGTACATATGCAAGCTGTCTATATTGCTCAATAAGTTCATTTTCGGTATTTGCAACTTGGTTTACGTCAATACCGGTATATGCCGAATGAGCAAGTCCGGCATGAGAAGTTGCCGTAATATCAATAGACGAATCTAGGTTTGATGGGGTTACCGGGGTTGGAATGTTTGGGTTTACATCACCACCAAAAGAGAATCCAAAAATCTTACGAAAAATATTTGCCATACGCATCCTAAATAGTTCAATATTATTTAATCCCCATGCACCAAATATTTATTGATACACACCTATCAAACGGATTCAGTTCCGGTGACTTTGAACAAAACTTTTCGAGGTTTCGATCAGTCGATATACAATTGAGTAGATTCCGGGAAACAAAATCTTGTAATTATAAACTATTGGTCAACCACATTATAATTTTACTCAATGTGTTTGACGAAGTTGCTTACTATGGATTTACTTGCTTCATAAACAGAAAAAACAAGGGGCTACTTAATAGCATCCTTGTTTTTTCACAACGAATATCACCAAAGACTAAACACAATAAGACTTTCTTGAAAGCCTTAGAAGCCAATGTTTAAGCGTCGATATAGTAGTCAAATTCGAAGTCTACACTAAACTTTTGAATCTGGTTATTTGCTGCCCAAGAATACTCCATAGGCCCAATCATAACTGGAAACAAGTTAATCAACTTCAATCCGCGATCAACTTCACCATCTTTTCGGAACGCAGTAATAGTTGCATCAGTGTATAGTTGTAGGTCTTGTGCCTGTTCGATGTTATAAGCACCCCAATCACCTCGACTACCTCGGTCCTGCCAACTCTCCAAAGCCTTGCGCAATTCATGACCTTCATCGGCAATCACTGATACAGACCAAGAAGAATATGCACGGTCACCAAACCACTTTGTATCACGTCCGAAATAAGGGATGTTTACAAAACCGGTTGTGTATGCGGGTGACGATGCCGCTTCGACCATGAACTTTACTTGTCGTTCAGCGTTTACGTTGTCTGGGATTGTGATGGCTACTTCAAAAAGATTGGGACGTGCGCCACCATGCTTTAAGTTTGCCCGAAATTCTACAGCAGAAAATGCCATGTTATAGCTCCTATTTTATTGTATTTACAATGGGGAATTTCACCCCATTGTTTAATTAGCCTACGATAACTTCTTTGAAGTCAACATTAGGGCCGACAGCAGTAAAGTCTAGTAAGATGAAGTTGATAGAACCTTTGGTCTTAACAAAAATCTTACCAACGAAACGGTTTTGAGACACCACATCGGGGGTGTTCACTGTGCTATCTGCCTGTACAATAAAGTCAGCAATGCCACCACGACCCTGAATGTCGCGTAGGAATGGCTCTGTAAGGCTATAGAAACGGCGCTGAGACACTTCATCATTGAACTTGAATAGCAAGGCTTCGGCAGCTACTGCAATGGTCTTACGCAAGGTAATGAACAAGAAGCGGTTGTGCATCCGGTCAAATGGACCTGCAAATGTCTGACCCGTCTTATCACCATACAAAACAGGTCCAACTTTAGCTTTGCTGAAAATTGGGTTAATCCCGGCAGGGTATAACTGATCACGAGCGTTTTGAGAAGGGTTCCATGCAAGTTTGGTTACGTTTTTAAGACGACCATTCTCCATACCTACACCGGTAGTCCACACCTCACCATTGCGTTGGGCTTGTGCATACAAACCGGCAGAATCCGCATTGCAAGGAATCCAACGGAATTTGTTGTTGTAGCGGTCATAGGTGTATTTCCAGTTACTGTCAAATGAGAAGTAAGAAGAACTACCAACTAAGTCGCGGTCAGCACGGCACAAAGTAACTTCTTGGTCTTTAGTCTGTACAGAAGTCAATTGTGGTGACAAGAACACTACAGCATCTTTGCGAACTTCTGCAATATTCTGCACCAAGTATTGAGCAAGAACACCACCATTAGCACAACCATTACCACCAATCAATAGACCAGATTCTGAAGTATCGGAG